TTAATACGGTAATTGTACAGCCTGTATGGATTGAAGAAAAAGAGAAGTCAAAGTCTTATATGGACTTCTTAATTCATACGCCTGCGTGGTGTGTGGTTGAAACAAGTAAAAGTAACTGGCTTAAAGCTAAGGCGTTTTATTATCCGATGTGGCTGAAGCTTAAAGACGATGAGCAGGAAGAGCAAGTCATAGTCTATTGGAGCGATACAGAGCATTTCTTAGTCGATGCACTTGGGAATAAACGGGCTTATCCCGGCAACGGTGAAATGAAAAATCCTTATGGAATATTAACGGGTGTTCCTCTGCGTGTCCGGGATGGGGTAGATTTCTGGGGTGAAGGATGGTGGGATTTAATCGGTGCAAACGAAGAAATCTGCGAACAAGTATCAAGTCTTTTCTATACGGCAAAGTTTCAAGGTTTTGGTATTGCGGTAGGTGTTAATATTGGAGAATCTGAAATTAAAAAAGGAACTCCTAAGTTATCGCCTGATACGGTTATAACAATCGGCAATGGTGCAAGGTCGGATGAAGCAGCTCCGAGTCTGAATTATATCAATGCAAATCCGATGCTTAAAGAAGTTCAAGACCTGATAGACTGGGCTATTGCATCAATACAGAAAATTAAAGGGTTAAGTCCTGAGCAATACGATACAGAAGTTGCTAAAGTCTCAGGCATAGCAAAGTCAATAGACAATTCAGAAATTGAAGAAATACGTAAGAACAAAACAAACATTTGCCGGATGTTTGAAACAGATTTATTTGAAGTAATGCGAACGATTTATAACTGTCATAATTCAGGCAATAAGATTTCAGATACAGCGGAGTTCTCAATCCAGTTTGCAGAGCCGAAGATAATTGAATCACAAACAGACAAGAACGCACGCAGAGATTTTGGGCTTAAGAATAATATAACTTCCCGGATACGTTTGATAATGGAAGACAATCCCGGAATGACTGAAGAGGAAGCCCAGAAAGAATTTAGGTCGATAGTTGCACAAAATAGAATGCTTAAAGACGAATACGGTTTAGAGGATGAAATAAATGCAGCAAATTTAATTAACAATAACCCCGACACAACCGACCGCAACGTCGATAAACTTGATATTGAAGAGGAGTTATAACGATGTTTACATTAACGAAGGAAGAGGTAGAAAAACTTTTGACTCACGCAGACCCCGCTGTCGTGGCAGCCACGAAAAAACTGATTGCAGTTGAGGAGGCAGGCGAGTTTGTTCCAAAGAGCAGACTCACACAAGAGACAAAAGAGGCAAAGGAATTAAGAGAGAAACTTGAATCCTTTGAAAAGGCACAAAAGCAGACAGAGGAAGACCGGTTAAAGAAATCCGGTGAATACGAGAAACTTCTTGATGAAGAGAAGAAGGCACATCTCAAAACTCAGCAAGAACGTGATGAAGAAAAGAAACTTGCGGACGAGCTGAGGAAATTGAGAACGAACGCTATCGAATCTTACAAAAAGAAACTTGGCGATAAGTGGGATGACAGTTATATGACACTTCCACTTGAAGCACTTGCAAAGATAGCCGGGCAAGAAGAGCCGATTATCCCGACTGCTAAGGGTGCTGGTAAACCTCCCGAATCGGACACATTTACACGTGATGAAGTAAAAGCTCACGAAGGCGATAAAGCGTGGATGACTGCGAACTTTGAAAAGGTTCAAAAGTCAATCTCTTCGTGGGGAAAATAAACGAAAGGAAATAAATTATGTCAATGCAAAATTTTATTAAAACGTATTGGGAAACAGCCATTGAACAAGCATTGCGTAAGCAATTAGTAGCTCAGGCAGTTGCCAATACAAATTACGAAGGCACACTGAAATCGCTCGGCGATAAAGTCAGGGTGATTCAGGTAAGCGATCCGACAATCACATCTTACACACGAGGCGGAGCGATAACATATGAAGAGCTGGACGATGCCGCGTTGGAACTTGTTGCCGATCAATCTTACACATTCTCATTTAAGGTGAACGATGTTGATGCGGTACAGGAAAAAGCGCAGGTATTATCGCAGATGACGAATAAGGCGGCCTATGGATTTGCGGAAAAGGTTGACTCCACTTTGTTAGGGTTATATGGTCAGTCGGGCATAAAATCATATGCAACGGGAACAACAAACTGGGATGTAACGTCTCTGAATGTCGAAGATGTGATCCTTGACGCAAAAGAACGTGCGAAGAAAGCCAACTGGCCGGATGCCGGTCGTTATATGGTAATTCCGCCTTGGTTTGAAACAAAACTGATTCTCGCAGGTCTGTCAACTAAAACACAGAATGACACACTTTACGAGAACGGATTAATCGGTCGTATTCTCGGCTGGGATATTTACGTTTCAAATAACGTGTCAATCGGCACGGCTTCAACGGGTGCGAATACTCGTATTATGGCCGGATTAAAAGGCGAGACATCTTCATTCGCCGGAGTAATAAACGAAGTAGAGGCATTGAGACTCGAAGGATATATGGCCGATGCAGTTCGTGGTTTGTATGTATTCGGTGCAAAGATAATGCGTCCTGATAAATCGATGACTATCTATTGCGACCAGACAGCGGAGGCTTAATATGAGACGACCTTATTTAAAAATGTTGAAAGACATTTATAAAACAGGAATGGAATTAACACAAGGCAAAACTTGGTATGTCGATTCTAACCTGTCATCGAGTGGCACTGGTATGTCTTGGGACACCGCCTTCATAACGCTTGCGGAAGCTATTACAGCCGCAGGAAATTATGATACAATTTACATCCGCAGGGCTTCAATACAAACGATTGCCACAACTGGTATTGAGATCACGCAGGAAGGCCTAAGAATCTTTGGAGAGAATTACTCTCCCGGCTCGCAGAATGCTGCTCTAAAGATTGCAGGCGGAACGGCTTCGATGTTCACTATCTCGGCTAATCGTGTTGAGATTGCGGGTTTGTGCCTTTCACAGAGAACAGCTTATCCGTGTATCAAAATCGGTTCTGATGCTCAGTCAACAGCAGGCACGGCAATATACCAAACATATATTCACGACTGCAATATTGAGGGATATGGAACAGGGACTTATGGTATAGCTCCGAATATGTCAGCCACAACTGTCGATTGTGTTAATCTTGTTGTAGAGGATAATTATTTCAACAGCTTTGCGACCGCTGCGATTTATGCTTCTGGAACACGAAAGACTATCCGCAGGAATACGATTTGTATCGCTGCTGATACCACTGGAATCCACATGCTGGATAACGCAGGAGATCGCGCGTATACAATTATTGTCGATAATTATATCTTTGGTGTTGCTGGCACAGGAACGACTAAAGGTATTTATTTTGCAGGTACGCCTACTGCTGGCACTCTTTTGTTAGCCAAAAATTATCTTGGTGGAACATTCGACGTTACGATTACAGATGTCGGTGCTGGTGTTGAAAATTATGTAACCAATGCAACCGGCGGTGTTTTAATTAATTGCTAAAACGAAAGGAAATAATTTATGACAGACTTAACTCCTACGACTTTGACGCTTGATACTGCAAGTGCGACTCTGGCGATTGCAAGCCAGACAGCATTTACAGATGCGTCAGATATCGATATAGCTTACCCGCAAGAGGGCAAGCTGTTGATTATAATCAATTCGACTTATGCTGGAGCTAATACGGCGACCATTGCCGCAGGTGATGGGCTCGCTTCCGGTGTCGGCGATTATGAAATAACAACAGCACAGAACGGAGTTTACTATGTGGTTATCAGTAGCTCACGTTTTAAAACTCTTGCTGCGGGTGCGGGTACAATAAACGTAACATTCGGTACATCAAATACCGGATTCATTCACGCTTTATATATTCCGTAAATAAATTTGAATGGGCGGGGTATTAAGTTATCCCGCCTTTTCAGAAAGGTATTATGCCATTAGAGAAATGTGAATATTGCCGGGCACGTATCAGGCCTAATTTAATGCCATTACATTTAAAGAAATGTATTCAGGCACGCCGGGCAAGGAAAAGAGGCATTATATCTATCGAAATTGTTAATCCTGAAGACATACAGTTGCATCCGGGATTTACTCAAGCATTGCTGGTAGATAAAGGAAAAAAGAAAACAAAAAAGAAAGTAAAGAAATGAAATACTTATTAATTTTACTTATTGTTTTGTCTCAGGTTTTATGTGCGCAAAACAATTTAAGCGAGGAAGTGCCCAAAACTAATTATGTCAAGTTTGTAATGACTTCGGCAATAGACACTGCGTTTGTAACGTTTAATGCCGGGAAGAAATTTGATTATATAACTGTTGCGGCGGTTTGTTCAACTGGGGTCGACACACTGCAAGTCTGGACATTGCAGAATGACGGTGCTTCGTGGGTGCAGAATGCAGTTCTTGGGTTGACAGATGACACAGTGAGAACATCCTGTATTCTTTCAACATCCCGAAAAGAATTTATTATTCTTAATCCGCAGGTTAATCAATTAATGTTAATTTCACCGAGCGATGACACGTCAAGCGATACAGTTATCGTTCAAGGTAAATACGGAAAATACAAGTAATGGTAAAGAACTTTGTAACCGATGAAGACCTGAAGACCTATTATCCGAGAATGGATAAGATTTATCCTTCGGGTGAAACATCTCACGAAAAGTCAAGAATGCAGGCATTTGATTTACTGCTTGATGATTTAAGGTTTAGAGATATTGATGCACGAAGACTTCATCATCCAATAGACTTGAATTATCCGGCAACTTCGACAGATGCACACATTAATATGCTTCCGTTTACAAAGACGGCTGACTATACATCGGAATATGTTGAAGGATTACAGGGATTTAAAAGGTTTGTAGTCGTGATTACAGCAGCAACAACGCCGACAGTGATAAGCTACAATATTAAGTTTCAAGGTTCTAATGATGACGATCTTGCTGAAGCTAATTGGGAAGATATCGGCGATTATGATTTAACTGCAACAGGACAAACAACAGTTGTTATGCAGACGGAGTATTTCTATTATCGTTATGTCCTCACTATCGGTGCGGGCGGATCAATTACTTATACAGTTGGATTGTATGAAACATATATTGACAGACTGATTGTGTTGAAAGCGTTTCAACTGATATTTAATAATCTCAGAGCGGAGCGAGGCGATGTATGGGATATGCGATATGAGCAAGCTATTACCGATTATGAAATGGTTATGGAGACGGCTAAGTATCACGTGGACACAGATGAAGATACAGTCCCGGATGAAACGGAAGATACTGGTACAGGCGAAATCAGGTTTATGAGGTAACGAGATGAGCGAAATTGTAAGTAAGTGGTTTAAAATATATTATGAATCAAATGTAACGGCCAATGGTATTACAATACAATCCGGCACGACAGCAGAGCGCACGGCATTAGGTTTAACTTTAACAGCGGCAGATAAAGGTTACTATTGTTTTTTTGACGAGACTGAAGGCCGGCCTTATTGGTGGTATGGAACGAAATGGGTATAACACGAGAACGACATATCGAATACGCTGAAGCGATTACAAAGAAACAAGGGCAAGCGGGCGATGAAGTGCGTAAAGTAGCTCTTGCACACGTAAAAAAATTAATGAAATTAAGTCGTGGTAATCTTAATGCGTTTAGAATGTTGTTGGAAAAAACTCGAAAACAATATGTCGGCTCAGTAACCAAGTCGATAATAACACAGCAAAAAGAAGCTCGAATGATTGGCAGGAAATTCCAGAATGTATTATGATTTTACAAGGTTTTTTAGTGTCCTTGGCTATAAGATTATACAGGAGCTAAAAGATAAAATGCTGAAGCAGAAAGGCGTTGATGGTGCAAAATATGCAGACATTGCACAATCAACTCTTAAAAAGAAAATAATGAGTAATGCAAAATACCCGTGGATGAGAATGATTGACACGACCGATTTTCTTTACAGGGGTTTTCAATCAGAAGCGGATAAAGATTCTGTAACTGTATTTACACCAAAAGTTATGCATGGTAGAAAATTAAGAAGCATGACAAAAACATTAGAAAAATACCGGGCGGCAGACAGTCGTTCAAAAGAAGGTAAAAAGTTTATTAAGCAGTCCGTCAAAGTATCAAAAGCAAGTAAGCATGCAATCACATTTGAGAAATTAGCAAAATATCAAAACAAAGAGGGAAAGAGTTTATTTTTCCCGGTTACGGTTCAACAGGTCAATAATTTGCAATCAGTGCAAAGAGCAATACCTGGATTTAAGAGAGAGGTAATCAAACAAACGAGAGAGATGTTTCCAGAACTTTGTAAAATGAAAGTATATAATATATGATACCTAAGTCTTTTGAAATATTCGGGCATACAATAAAAGTAAAGTATTTCAATGACTTGGTACAGCGCACTGATAATGTCGGCGAAGCAGTTTACAGGGATAATGAAATACACTTACAAAAGAATTGCGCGGGTGTGAAAAGACCTGATAGTCAGATAGAGCAATCGTTCTGGCACGAAGCGGTACACATGATATTTAATCAATTAAATGAACCTGAGCTAAGAGGAAATGAAAAATTAGTAGATATGGTAGGTTCTTGCATTCATCAAATAATAAAAACAGCGAAATATTAATGCCTCTTAAAGTAAATACAATGCCAAGTCTTTTAAGAATCTCACGTGAAAGATTGGATAATCAATACACACAGATGCTCAATGAACTTGAAACTGAGATACAGGGATACCGGGCGACTGGAATGAACGATGACGCTATTTATGAAGCATTGATGAGTGATTTTGAAAATGAGAAAGGGGTCTTTGGACATTTTAAAGGCGGGATTGAATCGGCAATGGATGAGCTTGTGGTAAGATCGACACAGCTTGAACAAGTAGCTGAAAATCCGCTGGAAGAAAAGTATAAATGGATACTTGACCCGACCGTTAAAGAGCATTGTGATGACTGCCTTGAAAGATCAGAGATGTCAGCAAAAACAATGGAAGAGTGGATGATGTTGGGAATACCGGGAAGCGGTGTAACTGAATGTGGGGATTATGATAGATGTATGTTAGAGGCAGTAAATGAGTAGAATGTCAGACATAGCGACAGGGATTCAAACAGCAATCAATGCCAATGCAACATTGACTACGGCAACTATTTATATGCGTGAAGAACTGAAACAAGACACGACAGATAAAACGTTATGCGTATTTATCAGAGTCTTAGACCCTGAGCCGACTGAAGCCCCTTACGTTTGCGACATACGAAAATACCCAGTTGAAGTAGTTATTAAATTCGTTCTTGACGAACGAACAAACGAAGAGGACACAGCCGATGCGGTGAATGTATTAAAGGGAACTTACAGTGATGCGCTTAAAACTGCGATGCGGACTTGTCATCCTGCTGCAAGCGTGCCTGTTGTAATAAGTAATGTTTTGCAGGTAGATTGGCGAAGTGAAGATTTAAGTTACAAAGAAACTGAAGAAACAACTGACTTATCAAAACGAGATTTCAGAATACAACAAATATGGGATTTCACGACTTATGAAAACTAAACAAGATACTATTACAATTACTCCGTTAGTTCCGTTCAATGAAACCTTTGAAGTTCCGGGAATGACGGAAGAGCAAAGAATAAATTTCAATTTACTTAAAGACATAGAAGCATCTGAAGAAACTGCTGAATATTTAATCATAAGAAATTATGCGAGAAAGGTAGAATAATATGGCTTTCACAATTCACACAAGCGAGCTGTCCCGAATAGGCTATTCAAGAGAATCAGCCTTTGGAACGGCGATAGCAGATAATGGAGCATTCAAAGAATTAATTGTACCGAGAGGTGTAAGGATTGACCCGGTAGTCGTTAAGTCTGACTTAGATC